GTACCTCCTTTATAGTATTTATGGGTTGATTATAACACCTGTTTGGTAGTTTTGTAAACTTAACTTTAGTAAGGATAACTTAACGGGAATGGAAAGCACAAAAATAAAAAAATCCTTGAAATCGTTTGTTTTCAAGGACTTTTCATTTTTTGCAAAACCTAGCGAAAAGAAAAAAACCTATATAATTTTTGCAAAATTTAGCTTGTAAGATACAAACAAGATACAAAAATCAAATTTTGAGCTTGTCAATTTCTCGAACCAAATCCGCAATATATGCGTGTGTGTAGGTCATTTCCGTTACATTCGAGGCGGTGTGCCCGACTATTTTTCTTATTAGAACTTGATTCATTTCGGAAGCCATGGCCAGAGAAATGAAAGTGTGCCGGCACGCGTGCGGCGTCTTGTCAATGCCAAAACTTTTTTTAAAATCATTGTAAAAATTCGACATGAAATATTGATAATTAATTTCTTTCCCGCCGGCACGCTCAAAAAGCAATTCCCCGCCGGCATCCATCCGCGATTGAATAACGTCGATAATATCCCGGTGAATCGGAACAATTCTATCTGCTGCCGCCGTCTTGGTTCCGTGCACGGCAATCCAGCGCTCCGAAATGTGAACATCGTCACACTTCACGGCCAGCACTTCCCCGATTCTCATCCCGGTATAGATCATAATAAGCACTATATCCATCATCTTCATTCCGGAAGGGGAAGACCAACCCAAATTTTCCCGAATGGTCTGAATTTCCTTTTTTGAGAACGGTTTTTTCTTCTTTTCCGGTGTCGGCGAAATTTTTACAAATTTCGAGTAGTCGCGGGAAATAATATCATTTTCAATCGCGTAATTAAAAATTGCATGAAACAAAATTTTGATGTTTGTTTGTGCAGAAGTAGAATATCCTGAATATTTATCCATTACGCCCTGCAAGTGCGACAACTTAATATCACGCATTTTCATATTGTGCAGGATATCGCACTTCTTAAATGAAGTCGTGTACACCTGACGCATTGACGTTTTTAATTCTTTAAATTCCCGTTCGTAAAGAATCCCATAAACCTCTGAAAATGTAATTTCCGCATTGGCCAAATCATACGGCGCCCGGTTGTAATCTGCCAGCGCAAGCATGGCGTCACGCTTGTTTTCAAACGTCCCTATGCATTTCTGCACTTGTTTGGCCGGCTGGATATTTGCCAATTTATACGATTCGTAGCGCTGCTGCACGTCCCGGAACAGATCAGGTGGCAGCGCATCCACCAGAAAACTAATATCCGGCCACGATTCCGGCATATCATAATCAGTTGTTATATAGGCACCATAAGGGCGCCGGCGTGCCCCGTTCAATTTCTTGATTGTTCCGTATCCGTTCGGATTTTTCATTTTGTGAAAACACCCCCTTTTTTAAAGTTGTCCCACACGTTCCCCAAAGTTGTCCCGGAATTCCCCACAGTTGTCCCACACGTCTCCCCAAGTTGTCCCGATATTCGCCAACGTTGTCCCAATAACGTTATCGCGACATCTGATCCACAAGATCGCGAATAGTCTTTTGTTTTTCTTCTGGTAAATTATAATATTGTGATATGGTTTTGAGCAAGTCCATATCCTGGGCGATTTTCTTATACAGGTTATTTTTAAAATCAATTTCCTTCTGCTTTTGGGAGCGTTCCATCGGCACGTCGTAGCCTTCCAGCCACATGTCCGACACATCCAGCGCAAGCGGCGCCAGCTTATAGAGCGCCGTTGATTTGGGGGCGTATGTGCCTTTTAGATACCTCGATATAGCAGCGGTATTAATCCCGGTAATCCGGCCTAATTCAGCTTGCGTTATTCCAGCCTGGGAAAGTGCAATTCTTAGTCGTTGTGATAATGTATCAATTTTCCCACGTTCAAAAATTATAGAATCAGATTTTTCCATTTTGTCCCATCCATTGTGTTTATACAGTAACATACTATTTTTCCGTTGTGTTTATACAGTAACAATACCATTGATATATGCACGAATAAAGAAAACTTAAATAAAATTCATTGTTTCTATTGACAGAACGCAGCAAAAATATTACTATTACGTTATCGCAAGAGAGGTATTGACAAAATGAAATTCAGAAAATTACAAGGGAAAATAAAAGAAACGTTTGGAACGCAGAAAGATTTCGCCACTGCAATGGGGCTTAGCCAGCCTACAATTACAGGAAAGTTAACGGGGAAAATCGACTGGAAACGGAGCGAAATGCGCAAGGCGTGCGAACTGCTAGGAATCCCGGTCGAGAAAATCAATGAATATTTTTTTTAATTCGATTATTGCGAGAACGCAATTATAGGAGGGATGAAAATGAGCACACACGAACACACACCGGACGAACTGGAGCACGCATTGCAGGTGATCCGGTCCGAATGCCGGGCGCATCCGGAGAGCTGCACAGAATGTTCGCTATCATTCAACGACGGCGGCCCCATTCGACGGTGCGGCATTTCCGACCGATTCTTTTCGCCGGCAGAATGGGACATTTCGCCAACGCTGCGTTGGCAGGCGTTTGCCGATGAGACAAGGAGGGCGGACCCATGACGATTAAGGAAGCAGCTGGAATTATTGGCGTTAGCCCGTTGACGATCCGGATCGGACTGCAGCGCGGTTTGTTCCCTTTCGGGACCGCCTTCAAGACCAAGGAAGGAAACAAACGCTATTGTTATGTACTTTATCCCGAGAAGGTTCGGGAGTATCTGGGAGGTAAATAATGGAAAAGGTGAAAATTCTGGAGCCTTATGAATTCATCCGAAACGAGACTCCAGAGGAAATCGAAGCGGAAGAAAACGAAAGATGGGCCGACCAAATTGACGGCGTTGGCATGTATATCGGCGGCGGGCTGGGAACCCTGCTGATGGTCGCTACAATCCTATGGGGAATTGTGACGGCAGTATAAATCACGCTAAAAACGGGGAAGGCGACATTTTGGCCATTAACATAAGCTCTTTTTAAAATACAATATTCACCAACTTCATAAAGCTCAAAAAAATAGAATCAGAGTATTCCTGCTTTCCCCGTTTTTTGTATGGAGGAGAATAAAATGGAGAGTCAAAAGGCCGCAAAATACCAGCTCAAAACAGTCGTGACGCTAAGAAATGGCAGAACGTCAAAAGTTTCAAGGCCGTTCGAAAGTCGCGAGAACGCAATGCAGTGGGCTGGCGACTTGCAAGATACCTACCATGATTTAATGCAGCGGAATATTATCCGCGGGTTTAACGTCACGGTGAAAAAATTGGAGGAATAAAAAACATGATAAAAATAGAAACAGAAAAAGACGGCAAAATTAACGCCGCTATTTGCGGAGCCAAAGATGAGGTAATCCCGGAATTCTTTTCACTCTTGCATCACATCGCAAAAATCTGTATGCACAACTGCAAGGATGGACAACACGAAGAGTTTGCGGCAGTCTTGAAGTTTGAAATTGATAAAACTTATATGGAAGCCGTTAAAGAAACCATAGACAAGGAGGGCGAATCATGGCGCAATTTGTAGAATTGGAAAATGGGAATTTACTGAATACGTCCTGCATCACTCTAATGTGCCCACGCGTCGGAATCAAATGCGATTCCGAAAAAATAAAAGTTCATACAGCCATCCGCGTGGAATGGACGGATGAAGCAGCAGAACTGATTTCCGCCACCGGGGTGGCGCCTTGGCCGGATTTGGACAACGAGACGGAAGCCTATGAGCTAATGTGCACAGAAAGAAAACGGCTAGAAAAATCTATCAGAGATTTATTTCCGGGCATCGTTAGAGGGCTTTACTTGGACTTGAAAATCTATTATCCATCAGTCAGACTCCGAGAACAGCTTCGGCAAGCTGCCGAAAAAACCGCGGAGAGAATCGCGGAAGCGGCGAAAAAAATGGAGGCTGAAAATGAATAAGGTTATATTTTCCGGGCGGCTAACAGCCGCGCCGGAATTGCGCTATTTGAATAATCAGGACCAAACCGCCGTGGCAACTTATACCCTGGCGGTTCAGCGGGACTATAAGAGCCAGAACGGCGATTATACAACGGATTTTTTCCGGTGTAAGGCATTCGGCCGGCAGGCAGAGTTTGCCCAGAAGTACCTGCACAAGGGCATGAAAATCATTGTAGAAGGGCAGATGCACACCAGCACATACAAAGACAAGGAAGGGCGGAAGGCATACGCAACGGATTGCATCGTGTCCCGCCACGAATTCTGCGAATCCAAGACGGGCGGAACCTCTGCCGGATCCGGAAACAGCTACCAGCAGGGACAGCAGCAGAGACAACCAAGACAGCCGCAGGGCGAGCCGGACTTTCCGGAGGCGTTCACGTCCTGCATGGACGACGTGCCATTTTAAGGCGCAAAATTAGCGCCATAACGCTGCCGGTAGACTTTATTATTAACACTAATTTTATTATATATAGGTGCATGATATGAACACGAAAAATATTAACGATGAAAATTATATATTGATTCAGGGGTGGATGCGGTCCGAAATGGGATTATCCGGGGCGGCCTTGATGGTTTACGCTACCATTTACGGCTTCTCTCAGACGGGTAACTGCTACTATTCCGGATCCATCGACTACCTGGCAGAATGGGCAGGCGTGAAGCGCCGGCAGGTAATCAGCATTTTGAAGGACCTGACGGAATCCGGCTACCTTGAAAAAAAGGAAGTTGGATATAATCGTTTCCATTACCGGACGGACCGGGAAATGGTCCGAAATGCCCGCCGGGAATGGTGCAAAAATGACACCATCGATGGTGCAAAAATGACACCAGATGGTGCAAAAATGACACCAGATGGTGCAAAAATGACACCCAATAATATAGATATATATAATAATAATAATATAGCTATAAACACACACACCGCGGGCGCGCGCGAAGAAGTTCCCCAAGCTGTGGAAAACTTCACCACGTCGGAGGCCGGCCCTCTGCCTGAGGATAAGAACGGCAGGGAAGAGGCTGCCACTATTTTGTGCGGGCCGAATAAAAACGTGAAGCTGACACCGGCGCAGCTGGAAGAGCTGGAGAACAGGATCCCGAATCAGATAACGCGCTACATCCACCGGCTGAGCCGCTACAAGGTTGGCCGGGCCAACGCGGCCATGATGGACGATTTCCAGTGGCTGCTAGGCTGGATTTCGGAGGACAACGCCGACCACAAGGAACGAGATCTGGAAGCAATCCGGCAGGCAGAGGCAGAAGAGGACCGGCGGGAACTGGAAGAAATGCAGCGCCGGATTTTGGAAAAGAAGCGGAAAGGACGGGCAGACCTATGCGGATAGATATCGACGATATACGGGAACTGATTAATCCTCGGTTACAATTCGCAACCGAGGATTATGAGGACGACCGGAAGCGGAACAGGAACGGCATGAAGTGCTTCCACCAGGGGCAGGTTGCTGCCTTCCAGGAAGTGCTGGAAATGCTGGACGATCTGGAAGAAATGGAGGGAGAAGAGTGAACAAAGATTGGAACTATGCGCACATGTGGGACACAATGCGCCGAGCGCTGGAAGACTCTGCCATCAAGGGGCTAGAAGTTAGACCGCTGGACGTGCTGAGCGATATGAACACGCTGGAAGAGCTGGAAGAGCGGCGCCGCCAGAAACGGAAAGAACGCGAAAAAACGGAATCATTCCCAATATGGCAGCTTGAAACAGTCCGTGAAGACGGGAAAGAGTGCTACAGAATCTACCGGGTAATTGATCCAAACCTACCGAACTGGGAAGGGAATCGGCTATATATGTCGGGGACATGGGACGACGGCGGAATGGCCAGCAACATAGCAGCGGAAAAAACAGCGATGGAAGCAGCCAGTAAAACCCGGGAAATGCAGACGATGTTCGACGTGAAAATAGAACCGTACGGAGCCAAAGCAGAGGGGGCGAAAGAATGAGAGTAGTTTTTTACGTTCCGGGCCGTCCGGTTCCGAAAGCCCGGCCACGGGTGACAAAAAAGGGATACGCTTACACGCCCCGGAAGACGATGGCATTCGAGCAATCCGTTGTGCTGGCGTATCGGAAGAGCAAGACCGCCGGGGAGCCATTCCCGGAAGGGGTGCCGCTGCTGATGGAACTAACGTTCACATTCGAGCCGCCGAAAAGCTGGAGCAAGGCACGGCGGGAAGATGTGATTCGCCGGGGGATGTGTCCAACCTGCCGCCCGGATCTAGATAACTTGATGAAGGGCGTGGCGGATGCCTTGAACGGTGTGGCCTATAAAGACGACGGCCAGATTGCCGGGGCCGTAATTCGCAAGCAGTACGGGCGAAAAGATAGCACCAGAGTTATAATTGAGACGATGGATAAGCAGGAAGGATAAGGCAGAGGGAGAAGGCATGACGGACGAAGCATACGCAGCACACAAGCGGTTGATGCAGCTGGCAGAGGCGAGGACGCAGATTTCTATTTTGTGCAACCGCATCGAAGAACTGAAAACGATTGCAACAGCAGCGGGCACCAGCGGAACGGGTGAGCGTGTGCAGACTAGCGCAGAACACGACCGCATGGATCGCACAATCATCAAACTGATGGAGGAAAAAGACAAGCTGGAAGAGCGTGTCCGGGATTGGATGCAGCTCAATCTGGAAATCCTGGCAGAGCTGGAAAAGCTGGAGCCAACACACCGGGACGTGCTGGTGGCCTACTACATGCGCCGCGACCGGGACGACGTGACCGGCGACCGCCTAGGGTATGCGAAGGACTACGTTCGCCAAATCCGCCGGAGAGCGCTTGAAGAATACGCAAAGCGCAACAACTTAACGCATCATTAATCTTGAACATGCTGGACTAATTTGGTATAATACTAACGGACAGATTATAATTCTTTCCAAAGGATTTTTTTAAGACGAATGAAAGAGCTGCCGTGGTCTCATCACCGCCATGGCGGCTTTTTCATTGCAATTAGATTTGTTTTCTGAAAAGATATAACAAAATATTCGAGGAATTGTGCTATAATAATAGCGTGAACATTGGAACATCCCCCAGATGAAATAATGTGTTTTGACGAAGTACGGCAGGCCGAAAGGCTGAGCCGTATTTTGTTTTGCATAAATTTGGAGAACGAAATGGCAATTAATAAAACCTATGAAGAATTAGTGGAATCGGCAAAGCCAAAATTAACAACCGACGATTGCTACACGCCCGACAATGTTTATAGCGTTGTGCGCGATTACGTTGCGGAACGGTACGGGCTGGATCCGGAAACATTCGTCCGGCCATTCTATCCGGGTGGAGATTATCAGGCAGAGGACTACACCGGGAAGGTTGTGGTGGATAATCCACCATTTTCGATATTGCGGAAGATTATGAACTTCTACAACGAAAACGGAATCAAGTGGTTTCTGTTTACGCCGGGAATGTCCACGGTGATCGGGACGAACTACCGGGAGAAGATGCACATCTGCCTAGGCGCTGCCATTACCTACGAGAACGGCGCAACGGTCCGGACGTCTTTCGCCACGAATTTGGAACCTGCCGGCATTCGAACGGATCCCGCGCTGCTGAATGCGATCGATGCAGCCAACGAAGAGAACCGGCAGAAGGCGAAAAAGATTAAGAACATGACGGCGTGGAACTATCCGCCCCAGCTGCTGACGGCGGCCAAAATGAATTATTTGGCGAACTACGGGATCGATATCAGCTTCAGCCTTGACGACCTGCACCGGATTAACAAACTGGACAACCAGCCGGCAAACAAAAGCGTTTACGGTGGCGGGTACTTGCTTAACCCATCGGCAGCGGATAGGCTGGCAGAGGCAGAGGCAGAGGCAGAGGCAGAGGCAGAGGCAGAGGCAGAGAAGCGCCGGCGCCGTGGATGGAATTCCGTGGACGGCGTAACAATTGAATTATCCGACCGAGAGCGTAAATTGTGCGGGATTGATTAAATGGCGAAAGAATACGCAAAGAGCTTTTACCATTCCAAAAAATGGCAGGCCTGCCGGGAATCATACGTGCAGAAGCGCATCAAAGAAGACGGCGGCAGGTGTGAGAGGTGCGGGGCCGTGATTGGCCACGAGGTGCACCACATTGAGCCGATCACGCTGGCAACTATTAATGATCCACGAATCACATTGAACCATGACAACCTGCAGCTATTGTGCCGTGATTGTCATTTTGCTGTACATCGTGCCATGATACTGGCAGCACATCAGCAGGACGCGCCGGTGCACGTGCTGCAGCGTGGGTGCTATGTGGACGATGATGGCCAGCTTCACAACCAGGCGCGGCACATCGTTAACGGTGCGCCAGGATCTGGCCGGCATGAGTATGTGGCACGGCATCGGCACCCGCTTGATTTGGTTGTGGACCTTGACGCGCTACGGTATGCGATGGGCTGGACCGGGAACCGGAAGGACAACAACCTGCTGGCGTTCTCGATTCGGTTGCGGGATTGGATCTATGAACAAATCGAAGAGCAGGCACACCAGCAAGACACCCAGGCAGAGGGGCAGGACATTGACTGCCGTAACGTCTGGATCATTATCGCGGAACCGATAAAAAAGAAAAGGCAGGAACTGGCGGAACGGTTGGGCGCTGACCTAATCGAGATGAGCAGCACGCCGGAAGACTGCCGGGAAAGAATCCGGAAAGAGCGGAGGCGGAACGAGGCCTTCGAAATTGCACTATCCGAAAAATTTTTTGAAAGTTATCAACGATAACCCCCCCAGGGGGCGGGGTGAAGAACACCCCGGGAGGACCGTTGGGGAGGGTACATTAATTTTGACGCGGGACGAATTCTCGCACGAAAGGGGGTTATTATGGCAAGAGCTAAAAAGAAGCCAAGTTTTGCCAAACAATTAAAAGAAATTGTTAATGAGATCCCCGAGGAACAGCGGGTTTTCGGGGAGAAGTTGGCGGCAGAAATTGAGTGGATGGCCGGCACGCTGACGGAACTGAAAAACATTGTAGACGAACAGGGCGCCGTGATCACGACGACCAACGGGAACGGGTTCGAGGTAATGACGGAAAACCCGGCGCAGAAGAGTTATAACACAATGATAAAAAACTACACGGCTGCAATTAAGCAGCTGACGGGATTTCTTCCGGAATCCGCCGAAGTTCCGGAGCTTGACGAATTCCAAAAGCTGACGGGGCTAAAGTGACTGAAATTGAAAAATATTTTTCGGCGGTCCTGGACAATAAAATTCCGGCGTGCGAAAAACTGAAGCAGGCGGCGGACAAGATTCTTCAGGACTACGCACAACCCGGGCGGTTCCATTTCGACCCGGAACTGGCAAACCGGCATATTAATTTTATTGAGTCCGTTTGTAAAAGACCATCCGGCCGGCTGGGTATGCCGCTAGAGCTTGAACTATTCCAAAAGGCACGCCTGCAGGCGCTATTCGGATTTGTTGACGACAACGACAAGAGAAAATACAACGAATGCCTAATTATTGAGGGGCGAAAAAATGGAAAGACAACGGAATGCGCTGCCGTCGAGCTGGCGATGCTGTGCAACGACCGGGAAGGCGCCCCGCAAATCTATAACGTGGCCACCGCAAAGGACCAGGCAAACCTTGGATTTACGGCGGCACTAAAGATGCGGGAAATGAGCCCGCTACTACGTAAGCACACCCGGAAAAGAGCAAGTGATATTTATCTACCGTCGAATATGGGCACAATTCGGGCACTGGCATCCAATACCAACACAATGGACGGCTTAGACGTACACTGCGCCATCATCGACGAGCTGGCGGCCATCAAGAACCGCGACTTGTATGACCTAATAAAGCAAGGCACAACGGCGCGCGAGCAGCCGTTAATTTTCTGCATTACAACAAACGGTTTTATTCGAAATGGTATTTTTGATGAGCAATATGAATATGCTGCCGGGGTGCTGGCGGGCGATATCGATGACGAGAATTTTCTACCGCTCATTTACGAACTGGACGACCCGAAAGAATGGACTGATCCAGAAAAGTGGATGAAGGCGAATCCGGGATTAGGAACAATTAAAAGTTTCGAAAAATTAAAAGCAAATGTGGAAAAAGCAAAAGCACAAGCAAGCTTCAAACCGACCGTTCTGGTGAAGGATTTTGACCTAAAGCAAAACAGCGCAACTGGCTGGCTAACCTATGAGGAACTGAACAATGAAGAGACTTTCGAAATTAAATTTAAATACGGGATCGGCGCATTCGACGCGGCAGACACGACGGACTTAAACGCGGCCAAAGTTCTGTTTAAGCGTCCGGACGATCCGAAGCTATACGTGCGTTCGATGTACTGGATTCCGGAAGAGGTGCTGGAGCAGAACAACGGCAGCCGCCGGGAACGGGATAACGCACCCTATAAACTATGGGTTGAAAAGGGCTACATGAGAACCTGCCCGGGGAATAAATGCGATAAACGCATTTTTCTGGAATGGTTCGAAGAGTTGCGGGAGCAAGAGGGGATTTACATCCCGTTTATCGGCTACGACCCGTGGCACATTGGTGACGCCGACCTTCGGGAGTACAAGGGAACGTTCGGGCCCCGGTCCATGATGCCGGTGCGACAGGGCGTTTATACGCTATCGGAACCCATGAAGCAGCTGGCGGCAGAGTTTAAGGCCCACCGGGTTATCTACAACAACAACCCAATTGACAAATGGTGCATGCTTAATACGTCGGTCAAAACGGACATCAACGGCAACATCCAGCCGGTGAAAGGCAGCGACCAACGGAACAGAATCGACGGAACGGCCGCACTATTAGATGGTTTTGTGGTTTTACAAAATGTTGCCGACAAATACATCGGATTAAATTCAGGAGTAGAGTAAATGGGATTATTTGACAACATCCGGAAGAAAACGAAAATTGAAAAGCAAGTTAAAAATTATTTTGAACTTATGAACGCATACCGCCCAGCCTTCACATCTTTCGAGGGGGGCGTCTATGAAATGGAGCTAACAAGGGCGGCGATCCACTGCATTGCGACCCACTGCAGCAAGTTAAAACCGGAAGTGACCGGGAAGGGGAACGAGACATTTGCCCGCCGAATTCAGCAGGCACCGAACCCGCACATGGTAGCGTCGCAGTATTTGTATAAGCTGGCCACCACACTGATGGTGGAGAACAGCGCCTTCATTATTCCGCTTTATGCGGACGACATGAAGACGGTAACCGGATTCTACCCGGTCAACCCCCGAAATGTGGAATTGATAGAGTATAAAGGGCGGGAATATTTCCGTTTCCGGTTCCCGGCAGGTGTGGCAGCCGTTGAGCGTGAAAAGGTTGGCGTGCTGAATCAGTACCTTTATAATTCGGACTTTTTCGGAGAAGACAACCGGGTGCTGCAGCCTACCATGGAACTTATTAACACTAATAACCAAGGAATAGTGGAAGGTGTGCAAAACAGCGCATTCATTCGATTTATCGCAAAACTGGCCATGACGCTGAACGGCGACGACATCGAAAAGGAACGACGGCGCCTGACAGAATCGAACCTATCCAGCGCCAACAATGGCGGCGTGATGATGATCGACCAGAAATATGAGAGTATGCAGCAGGTGCAATCCCAGCAGTTCACCGTCAACGCTGAACAGATGGCACAAATTAAAGAAAACGTGTTTTCCTATTTTGGCGTCAACGAGGCCATTCTGCAAAACCGATTTACGTCCGACCAATGGGCGGCATTCTACGAGGGAAAGATTGAACCGTTTGCGCTGCAGGCGTCGTTGGTGCACACGCAGATGGCATTCAGCGACACCGCGCAGGCGTACGGCAACCAAATCGTTTTCACGTCGAACCGCCTTGAATACCTATCCCCGACGGAAAAATTGAACACTGTAACGCAACTATTCGACCGGGGATTTATAACAACAAATCAAGGATTGGAAATCTACAACATGGCGCCGGTTGAAGGCGGCGACAAACGATACATCCGGAAAGAATACGCAGAAGCGCAAGAAATCGGAAAAACGGACGGTAACACGGAAGAAGGAGGAGAAGGAAATGCCGGTGAAGAAGGAACGACAGTATAGAACGGCGCAGCCACTACAGACAAGAGCAGACGAACAGGACGGGACAATCGTGGAAGGCTATGCGGCCACTTTCGGCCCGTATCTTTTTTATGAGGATGAAGACGGCCCCGTTTATGAATCTTTTTCCGCTGCTGCCTTTGATGGATGTGATATGTCGGACGTTATTATGCAATACGACCACAATGGCCGCGTGTTTGCGCGGCAATCTAATGGCACGCTAAATTTAGAAATTGACGACCACGGCCTAAAGGTGATCGCAGACCTGGGAAGCACGGAAGGCAGCCGGGGACTGCTGGAAGACATCCGGACCGGATTAATCACGAAGATGAGTTGGGGATTCATCCCAAAGGATGGCCCAACGTATAACACGGAGACCCGGACAATAGAATGGGGCCCGGGCAGCATCCGGAAGGTTTTTGACGTTTCCGCCGTATCGATTCCGGCCAATGATGGCACCGAAATCGCGGCGAGAAAATACATGGATGGAGTAATCCAGAAGGCGGAGGAGTTCCGCAAAAAAGAAGAGAGAGCGCAGAGGAGAGCTGAGCTTCATCGGAAAATTTTAAAAATTAAACTGGAAGAAATCAGAGAGGAGATAGTTTGATGAACTTGGAAGAACTGAAAAAAAGATTAAAGGAAATCAATGCGGAACTTGACGGCCTTCTGGAGCAGCTGGACGGCGACGACGGCGAAGGCGACGACGGCGAAAGAATGACCGCCGAAGAAATCGAAGCCAGAAGCAACGAACTGGCAGAGGAAGCAAGAGGCATCCTGGCGAAAATCCGAATTGAAGAGAGAAAAATTAATTTAAGAAATGCGGCAGAATTCGGAACCCCGATTTTTAACCCGCAGAACAATAGCGACCCGCAGAGAGGAAACAACAAGAACATGACTAGAGCAGAAATGATTGCATCCGAAGAGTACAGATCCGCATTCTATGCCAATCTGAGAGGCGAGGCAACCAAAGAGCAGAGAAGCGCCCTTCTCACCGCCGGAACCGATGCCATCGCAATCCCGAAGGCACTGGACGACAAAATCTGGGACAACATCTACACCGGCCACCCTATTCTGGGCGATATCGATATCAAGCGCACCGGCGTGATTCTGGAAGTAACCAAGCACACCAAGGTGAAAGCCGGAAAAGCTGGAAAAGTGGAAGAGGGTGCAGCTGCTACCTTGGAGGACAATGAATTCGTAAAAGTAACACTTGTAGGCCAGGACTACGCAAAGACCGTAGAACTGAGCTATGCAGCAGCTAAGATGAGTCAGGGCGCCCTGGAGGATTACCTGGCGACCGAGGTGGCCAACTCCATGGGCGAAGCGTTGGCAACCGACATTTTCGCGAAGATTAAAACCGATTTGGGCACCGCTGCCGTTACCGTGGCAAAGGGAAAGAACCTGACCTTTGCGGATTTCTGCAAGGCGGTGGGATCCGTGCAGCGCGGAACAAATCTGAAAGTTTATGCAAGCAGAGCGAAGAAATTTGAGCAGATTGTGGGAATGGTGGACACTGCCGGCCAGCCGGTATTCCGTGACGGCTGCACACTTGGCTACGATGTCAAGGAAGATGCAGCGGCCGGGGACGATATCTTCATTGTGGACACGTCAAAGTTCGTTCTGAACATGGCCCAGGATATTATGATCGAGAACGATCGCGACATTAAGAACCACAAAATTATTATTTCCGGATACGCACGGGCGGAAGGCTGCATGCGTGATGCCGGCGCAGGTGCCTATGTCACTTTTGCCGCGGTTTAATCTTTTTAGGCGGGGAGCAATCCCCGCCGATTAACTAGGAGGCGAAAAAATGACAGAAATTGAAAGAATCCGGGCGGCGCTAAGAATCAGCCACACGGATGCCGATGAAGAAATCACGCAAACAATAGCAGCAGCCAAAGCAGACATGGAAGCGGTAGGCATCCGGCAACAGCCGGAAATGGATCCGCTAATTATGTTTTGCGTAGAGCTGTTTTGTAAATCGGCTTTTGATTTCGGCGGCGATAAAGATTGGTATCAAAAACGCTACAGAATGCTACGGGATAATATGGCCACCATGCAGAAATACCAGGAAGGAGGCGGCGCCGGTGTATGATACTCGAATCAAGCTGATACGCCGGACGGAATCCGGCCGGGACAAGTATGGGAACATCATCCACACCGAGGAAGAAAAAGAACGATGGGCAGAGGTGAAAAGCGTGAGCCGGGCGGAGTATTACCAAGCGGCCACCACCGGAATGCAGCCAACTATGGTTATAGTGTTATCCGATCGGCGGGACTACGAAGGACAATCCCATGTGGTTATTAACGGCGTGGAATATGTCGTCGTTCGGACATACGTAAAAGGCGAAACAATCGAAATCACATTGACGGAGCGTGAAAAAAATGAGTGACGTGGTTGAGGTGGAAGGATTGAGCGCCGTTATTGGCGAAATCCTGGACGAGTATTCGGAGGAAGTGAAGGAGAAAACGGAAGAGGCATCGAAGAAAGCGGCCGCCTACACTATAAGAATGCTAAAAGCGACGTCGCCGAGGAAATCCGGAGATTACGCCGGAGGCTGGAAGCAGAAAAGCTACCGTGGAGGGCTACGGCTTGTATACAACGACAAAAAGCCGCAGATTACGTATCTTTTGAACAATGGCCACGTTGTCCGGAACGGCGTGGGAACCTATCGCTATTGGACAGGTGATGACCACATCACCAAGGCGGAAGCGGCAGGAAACGCCAAATTCGTGGAGGAGGTGAAGAAACGACTTTGACATTTTACGAAAAAATGGTTTTAAAGGATTTAAAAATCCCACTTGCATTCGGGAACGCGGAAGACGGCTGGGAGCCGCCTTTTTTGGTTTACCGAGGATCAGGGGCGGAATCCTTCTCCGCTGATGATTCAGACTACTACACGCGGCCCGGCTATGAATTGCAATACTACTTTGTGAATAAGGACGAAGAAGAGGAGCAGCGCATCGAGCGCATTCTTCTGGACGCGGGCTACAGGTTCCAGAAGTCAGAAGATAATTATATTCAAGAAAATAACATGTGGGTTATCTATTACGAAGTAAACTAGGAGGTTAATAATGGCAGGCAATAAAGTAACTTTTGGACTCTCAAATGTACACATTGGAGAGTATAAAGTGGGAACAGACGGAGCGGCAACACTGGGCACGCCGATGGCGCTGCCGGGCGCGGTGTCGCTTTCCTTGGATCCGGAAACATTGGAAATTGAATTTTATGCGGATAATGTGAAATACTACGCGCAGAACGGAGACAACGGATTCAGCGGATCTCTTGAGGTGGCAATGTTTACCAAAGAGATCAAATTGGCATTAATGGGCTACGCCGAAACTGCTGATGGCGGCATCGTGAACATTAAGGGCATGAATAAACCAGCGGTTTATATTGCGTTTGAGGCAAAGGGCGACGCACAGAACAGCCGTGGCCTGCTGCTGAATGTGTCCATGGGACCGATTAAGCACGAGCACAAAACCAACGAGGACAAGGTGGACGTTGAGACCGATTCCGTTGATATTACGGTAACCGGTGACAACAGCACCGGCATGACGCTGGTGGAATACCCGCCGGAGGCATCCGGATATTCCACACTTTTCACGGCGCCGAAAATGCCAACTCTTAAGCCGGGAAGCCAGAGCGCAAACACGGGAAAAGCAACAGTTTAATTTTTAGGCGGGGAAATTCCCCGCCGCTTGTTTTATTGGGAGAATAAAAATGATAAAAGAAATTAACATTTCAGAGAATCAGAAAATCAAATTAAATGCAAGCCTGGGCTGGGTATTAAGATACCGGGCACAGTTCGGCCACGACATTTTGCCGGACCTGCTGCCGATGATAGAATCCGGGCTCGTTCTGGTGGGCGGCGCTATGGACGAATCCGGGGAACTGGAATGGCGCAAGCTGCTGGAGCTTGATACCGTATCGAATGCCATGATTTCGTTCGCCGGCGCTGAATTCACAACGGCACTAAACATCATCTGGGCAATGGCGAAAAATGCGGATGAATCTATTCCGGCGCCGTTCGAATGGGCAAACCAATTTGAAAATTTCCCGCTGGATAAAATTGTTCCGGAAGTTCTTGACGCCGTAATTAGTACAGTGGTATCGGAAAAAAACCGGAAGAGGCTGGGGAAACTGGCAAAGAAGAACCAGCCGAAAGCATCGACACGAACGGCATCATTATCGGTGCTATCAGCAGAGGCCTAACCCTTGAAGCGGTGGAAAAAATGACGCTGGGGCAGGTGGTTGATTTTTGTATTGATTATAACAAGCAGCACCAAAGCGCCGAAACGGAAAAAACGGAGCCAAAAGCAAGAGAAGCCACGCAGGCTGATTGGGATGCATTTTTTGGCAGATAATCCGAAAAAAATGAGCCGTTTAAATGCCTTATAAGGGGCACGAAATAAGGCTTTCGAGCATTTATACCTTTGGAAATTTGAACGTGAGAGAGGGGCGAACAGAATGGCCGGCACGGTTAAAGGAATCACAATTAAGTTTGACGGAGACACCACGGGCCTAAACAGAGCCCTGGGGCAAATTAACAAGGCTACAAGGGGAACACAGTCTTCACTAAGAGACGTCAACAGAGCGCTAAAACTGGATCCGACTAATATTAATCTGATTACACAGAAACAAACGCTATTAAGGCAGAGGGTAGACGGAGCAAAGCAGAAGTTGGAGCAGCTGAAAGACGTTCAGAATCAGCTTGACGCGAAAGGCGTAGACAAGACGTCAAAAGAATATTTGGAAGTTTCCCGGAAAATTGAACAAGCGAAGCAGGAAGTGCAGCAGTTTCAGAAGGAACTGAACGCGCTGAAATCCCCAAAGCTGGAGCAGATTGGGCAGAAGTTTAATCAGGCCGGCGAAAAAATGACGGCAGCGGGCCGGAAAATTGCACCGGTCTCCGCGGCAGTTGCCGGAGTTGGTGCCGTGTCCGTACATACTACGGCGCAATTCGACAGCAGCATGTCGAGAGTTTCCGCCGTGGCCGGCGCCACCGGGAAGGATTTCGAGGCCTTAAGAAATAAGGCCATTGAGATGGGAAACAAAACAAAGTTTTCCGCATCCGAATCAGCGGACGCCATGAACTACATGGCCATGGCCGGCTGGAAAACCGACGACATGCTTTCCGGAATCAAAGGCGTGATGGATTTGGCGGCGGCATCCGGGGAGGATTTGGCCACCACGTCGGACATTGTGACCGACGCTTTGACCGCGTTCGGATTATCTGCAAAGGATAGCGGACACTTTGCGGACGTTTTGGCCACCGCATCGGCAAACAGCAATACCAACGTTCAAATGCTGGGCGAATCTTTCAAATACGCCGCGCCGGTTGCGGGTTCCCTTGGGTATTCCGTGGAGGACACCACGGAGGCTCTGGGATTGATGGCAAACCAGGGCATTAAGAGCACACAGGCCGGAACATCTCTCCGGACAATCATGCAGGGGCTGTCTAAGGACTTTACCGTTTCCGGGAAGAGCATCGGAAGCGTACGCATTCAGACAACCAACGCAGACGGGTCCATGCGGAGCTTGAAGGACATCCTGGGGGATACCCGGGACGCATTTTCCGGGCTTTCGGAGTCTGAAAAGGTCTCCGCTGCTAAAACGTTGGTCGGAAAAAACGCCATGTCCGGCTTTCTGGCACTGATGAATTCCAGCGATAAAGACATTGGAAAATTAGAGGGTGCATTAGGCAGCGCAGACGGAGCCGCCGGAAAGATGGCGGCCACCATGTCGGACAATTTAAGCGGCGCAGTTACGGCCCTGAAATCTAAGGCGGAAACGTTGGCCATCCGGATCGGCGACAATTTAACGCCGTATGTTAAAGCCGCCGCAGAATGGCTTGGCCATCTGGCGGACAAGTTTTCCGGCATGAGTCCGGCAGCGCAGAAGGCTGTCACGGCCGTGGGCGTATTTTTGGCGGCACTTGGCCCGGCGCTGTTAATCGGCGGAAAGATTGCCGGATCCATTGGGAAATCCATTGACGGATTCCAGAGGTTGTCCGGGGCAATTACCGACCTGGGAGGACTTGGAACAATTGCTTCCGGAATCGGAACGAAGGTGTCCGGCGCGTTATCCGTGATGATCGGCCCGGTGGGCTTGGTGGTTGCGGCAATCGGCGCGGTTGTTGCGGCGTTTGTCTATTTGTATAACAATAACAAACAATTCAAAGAAAAAATTAATCAGATATGGAGCCAGATAAAACTATCCGTGCAGCAGTTTGTCAATGCGGTGAAGGCAGAGCTGGCACCGTTTGCTGGAGAATTCAAAGCGGTTTGCAGCACAATCAAAGCCGTATGGCGGGCAGTTGCCGGGATTTTGGCGCCCGTATTTATAACCGCTTTCGGAATTGTGAAAACCGCCGTGAAATCGGCGTTAAATATCATTTTGGGAATCATCAAAGTATTTTCAGGATTAATCCGGGGAGACTGGAGCACGGTGTGGAGCGGAATAAAGCGAATCACAAAGGGCGCATGGTCCGGCATCAAGGCGGCCATTTCGGCGCCGCTGAAATTAATCCGTTCGTTAGTATTTTCTATTTTGAACGCAATAAAGTCTAAAATGATTAGTTCATGGAACAGCGTAAAAAGTAGAACGGCCGCGGCGTGGAACTCCATCAAGGAAAAAATCACGGGGCCATTCACGCGGGCCCGGGACAAAATTAAAGGAATTGTGGACAAAATAAAAAGTTGGTTTCCGATTTCCATCGGAAAAATTTTCAAGAACCTTAAGCTGCCGAGCTTTTCACTTTCCGAAGGAAGTAAAACATATAAAAAGCTGGGAAGCATCAGCTACCCGAAGAGCATGGGTGTAAGTTGGCACCGGAAGGGCGGCATTTTCGACCGCCCGACACTGCTGGCAGGTGGCACCCATGGAGTCGGAGACGGCGGAGCGGAAGCAGTTGTTCCACTGGCCACACTATGGGACCAGCTGGGCCAGAAAATGAATCAGATGGGTGACAACATCACCAACGGAATTATTACAGCGCTGGCCATTCAGGGCGGTAATTCCGGGCAGCCGATTGTGATCCAAAATTACCTTTACCCGTCTGGGCCAAAGCTGGGCGAGACCATTGTGGACCTGTACGACACATATAAACACCGGTTAGGTTAGGGGGCAGAAATGGAAGTGTACAACAAAATTAAAATTGCAGGACTGGACATTTTCCGCCCGAAAGATATGGTTGTTGAAAAAACGGCCATCATTCAAGCGGAATACACCACCTGCACCGGGAAAGTTTGCGGCGATATCGTCGGGACGAAGTACTCCGATGATATGGAGCTATCGTGGGACTACTTAACAGACGAAATGGTGCGGAAACTATCCGGAATGGTCGGAAAAGAGACCACCATGGAATTTACCGACGCAACCGGCACCCGGCAAACTGCTGAAATTCTGATTTCTGGATTCAAAGGAACGCCCACGAGGGTGACACGCCCGGACGGCACGGCCGTCTTCACGGACCTGGCCTGCAGCGTGCGCATGATTGGAGCAGCACAATGAGCAGAATTGACGACGAAAACAAAAAACAGTTCCGGAAGCCCATGAAGATTCTGGCAGGCATCAACGGCAGGGACACCAGGGTGACAATGACGGCCACGCCGTCCGGCGACGGGCTGGCGGTGTATGACACCATCACAACGGAATACCCGCACCGGATGGTGGCAGACTTTTCCGGCGGCGGGGTGCCGCTTAATGGCAGCCGGAAGACCGTGCCCAAATCCGGGGAGCCGGTGAGCGATGCCACCGGAAAAACCGGATTGCAGACACATGTGGGCGCGGGGCAGAGTGTAACAATTAATTGGGCGCTGAACAAGCAAATCGAAATTGCATCCATTACACTGGTTTTTGATCCGGAATCTTCCGGATCGATAACGGCCAGCACGATGGGCTACTCTATGCCGATCGCGCCCCGCGTGGTTATTCCTGCCGGGGCAAAGTCCGGCACAGTGACAATAACAAATGATTCTGATTCAAAAAGGGTTATTCTGTACGATATGGCGCCCGGCATTAGTTTGGATTTTACGGAGGCGGATATTGTGAAGGCGTCCCTGGCGCTAAGGGCGGACCTATCGGTGGACACGCAAGCGATCCCAACATCAGAGATTGAACTGCAAGTTTACTGGACGCAAGACATCAGCCAATCAATATCCAATATCAGCGACAACGCAAGTATTTATTATCAGTCAGGATATCCGGGGGACATGTCGGAGACCCGCCATTTCTATTTGTCGGAGCCGGCGACGATGGCGGACGGCCTAATCACGATTAAAGGGGAAGACGCCGCCCGGCACTTGGACGAAAAAAAGATTTCCGCCCAAGTAATCAATACTAGAACCGGGAACGGATACCAGAAGGCGTGGAGCCTGCTGGAGAATACTATCCGGGGCGGAATTGGCGGCGCTGCATTATCCAGCGACGGCGCCCCGACTGGAAGGAATACCGGAACAGAATCCAGCATCCTAATTCCGGATACGGACGCCCGGACACTGGCGGCGGATTTGATCCACGTGGGAACGGTGCCGGGTGAATACTGGCCGGCGTTCGTTGATGCCGGAATCCCGCGCCTAACATGGCGGCAGCCGGCGGCGAAATGGGACATTTACGAAGAGGACTGCGGGGAGGTAACACGGAGCGTGGACCGGAACCTTGCGGCCATCAAGTCCGGGAACAGTGAGTACTTGCTGGGGTGCGCTGCCGTAAGGTCCAACACGTGGACCAAGCTGGACGAACGAAAAACGGCAGAGGCCGGGAAACGGTACAACATTAACCCGTCCGGTGGCCCTTATTGGGCCTATACCGTGAGCAATGCCAAAAACCTAATCTGGGCGCCGGAGCGCCTAAGCTATCAGGCCAAGAAAAAAGCCGGAAAAAAATACGCCTATTACTACCGGAAGAAGAAAAAGGGAAAGCTGTACAAGTGCAGTTATAAAACCTACAAAAAGAAAAAATCTAACATGCGGAAGAAAAAAACAGTGTACGTTAATCCGTGCATAGCTAAGGGCAAGAAGCTGAGCGTGTCGGGCGGTTCCGTGACCATCACGGCGCCAACAGGCCGCCCGGGCTACACACTAGAACTGCAGCCGCTGGAGGTAAAAGGCAATATCAAGGCGGGCGCTGCTGTTATTTATCCGCGGCATGGCCGGCGGTTCGAAATTTCCAACATCACCGGCCAATTTACGTGGAAGGGCGACCCACGCATGCAGCCCCGTGACGTGGTGCGGTTTCACCACACCGAGAAAAACAAACATCTAAACGACGTCGGGGCAGATTATGAAGTTGTACAGATTTCAGATATTGAATTGACGCACGAGGCCGGAGGCACACAGGCTAAAATTGCGTACCGGAAAGGGGTATAAATGGACATCCGAACAGACTGGCAGGAATCTGACCTGCTGACGGTGGACGACATCAACCGGATCGCCGGCAATCTGGCCACACTATCCGGCAGCACTGCCGGCGCCCTGGGAAAAACCTGGACGGCGGATAGCTACCTGACGGCGGAGGATTGGGACACCATCACCGGAACGGCAGACCGGTTGGCGGCCATGTGGGGCGTGGCCATCATCGGCGTATCTACGGTTGACGGTTCAATTATCGCCGAACAAGTTAGGTATATCGAACAGGTTTGTGAAGAAGTAAACCGGAAACAAATCATTATGATGAACAATAAAAAAAATCAGAGACACGCCGGAACGGGCTACACCGGAGCCGGCTATTATCTGAGATAGAGGAGGCAAGCAATGGGTTTTGTTGACAGATCAAGCCAGTTCCCGAACCGGGTTACACTGGCACCGGTGGACGGGCAGGCGAACACGTACGACATGACACCGGCAGAAGGTGAAGTGTACCAGGAAGGCACGCCGCTGGATGCGGAAAACTTGACGACGGAGGTGCAGAACGCGGTGGCGGATGCGCTGAACGGCGTAACAGTTGACGCCGCCGGGAATCTAATCGCGCCGAACATTCAGGCGGGCAAAGGGTCCTGCCCGATTAAAAAAGCAGATACAAACTATTCTGTAACGGTCCAGTTTCCGGTGCCGTTCACCATTGCGCCGTACGTTGTTGTAACGCCAACAGCAGATGCGCCAAATTCTACACAATGGTGTATTTCGTCGGTGACGCAAACGGGCTTCACGTACCGGGCACGACGGACAGGCGCGTGGCCGTCTGCATTCCACTGGATTGCGATCGGCAGATAGGGAGGTTTTCATGGTAACAAAATTAGAGCGTGAAAATAACACAATATTCTATTTACACAATGCGTGGGCGAACAGCCCGGACGGGACGGCAGGCTTCACGCTGGAAGAATCGGAAGACGCTGCCTACATTGGCAACTGCATCAGCATGAGCAGCACGGAAGTTCGAAACCCTAGCAGCTACAACTGGATCGCCGTGGAGTTCGAGGCGGTGGAGGAATCAGACACCGCGGAATTGACGGAGCTGGGGGAAGACGTCCCGGAAGACCCGGAAGATGAAGACGACGACTACAGCTACGAAGATTACATGGACGGTGCCGTCCAAGCCGCGGCAGACACCGCAACGACGGCACAGGAATCGGCAGACATTGCCCAGCAGAAGGCGGAAGAGGCTACGGCATCCGCTGCACTGGCGCAGCAGAAGGCAGAAGAAGCGACCGCATCCGCAGCGGAAGCGAAAACAGCGGCAGACACCGCAAAGGAAAAGGCAGAGGCGGCCACGACGGACGCGGCAACGGCAAAGCAGAAGGCAGAGGAAGCCACATCATCCGCTGCACTGGCGCAGCAGAAAGCAGAATCAGCAACAGCAGCGGCCGGGGCGGCACATACCGCAGCGGAATCCGCAACATCTGATGCCCGTGCTGCCGGGATCGCAGCGGCCACGGCACAAGCAGCAGCAGAAGCAGCACAGGGGGACATTGACGACCAAAAAAAATATTTTTACCACGACAAACTAGGCGCCCACGTGCTGGACGCGGCAGGCGGCGCATATCGCACCGACATAAAATCGGACGGAGTGCAAATCGTACAGACGGCAACAGAAACGCCGATAGCTATGTATGGAGAAACCGTTGTAATTGGCGAAAAAGCTGGGGAACACACCGAGTTCACGAATAGCGGCCTTTTCGTATCCAATAAAAACACGGAGCAATTTTCGATAAAAGGATTTTACAAAGGTGAGCTATTTCGGGATAGCTGGGTGAGAGATGCGGAGAACATGGAGCACAACCTTGACGTTGACCTTCTAGTGTACGAAATGGAAAATGATGGCCATCATGAGGACATATTCAAATTAACTTTTATATTGAGCAAACAACCGAAAAGAGTCGCGTTCATCTTCCGGGATGGCTCAGAGATGGAGGTTCTTCCGATTGGGCAATCAGAAACAATGTATTATACATTGGGCGAAAGCGGTAGTGATGGCTACGGCGAAAAAATTAAAGTTGTACTAAACAGGAACACCGGGGGCGCGATAGTTCCATGGGTGAACATTGCTTCACTTTATGCGGAATATGAAATTGAATACAGCCCGACAACTGTGCGAATTGGGGAAGGGGCTACCCCAGACGTTAACATCGAATCTGATGGGACTTATTATGATTACAAGGCTTTCAAAATTGGAAAAGGTCAAGACTGGGAAGGAATCGGGGTAAATGAGAACGCATTCGAGGTGGATTTTGACGGAACGGCAAGCCTCAGCGGTTCTCTGAACGTAAATGGCACCGTCGAAACACAAGAATTATTTTCCGGCATGATTTCGTGCTTAAGAACAATCAACTGCAGAGAGTTGATAGCGGCAGGACCGGAAGGTGAAGAAGTATCATTCACAACAACGGTATCCGGCACCGGAACCGCCAAAGCTACCACCGGAAGTGTAAGCATAAAACCGAAATGGTGGCGATGCGGGAATCTTGTGCAAATGGAGTTTGGCGTTGAGGCAACCGGAGCGGTTAAGCCCGGGGCGAATATAGCAACCGGAACCATTACCGGAATCCCGAGACCGGTGACCACATACGGGCTCCGCGCCGCGTCCTATTATGGCAACAATGCAAACTTGCTTTTTGTGTCGCAAGAAGGAAATTTCACAGTGCGAAATTGCGGGAGTGATGCGCTGGCGAAAGGCAACAACGCCATAGGAATCTTCACCTATATCACGACCGGCTTCATCCTTGGGAGAGCGTAGGGTTCAAAATTTTCTCAAAAAAATTTTGAAATTAGCTTGACATATTACTTAATATGATATATAATATAGATAGTTGATAAGGAAACGATTCAGCGAGTAATGGGCAAGCATAGAAAGGAGGTTATCATGGACGAGATGGACAAAAAAGAAATCAAGGAAGTTATTGAGTGGTGCGATGAAAAAGGGCACAGCGAACACGAAATTTTGGAATTAATCCGAAGAATCGTCGGAGCAAATCAAAGAGAAGAAGACTAAAAAAAAAGCCCAGCTTGAAAAGCTGGACTTGACCAAGAGGGCGTCAGGCTTGCCACTGGCACCCCAAAACCTATAATTATTATAACAGGAACGGGAAAAATGACAAGCGAAAAAAAGTTTGACCAAATAAAATACCAAAACGAATACAACCGAAAAAATTATGACCATATCAATATCATGGTTGCCAAAGGAAAGAAAGATATCGTAAAAGCGAAAGCCAAGGAAAAAGGCGAAAGTATGAGTGAATATATCTGGAAAGCCGTAGAAAAAAGGCTGTTAGAAGATGAATAAGTTAGTTAACCGCCGAAAGGCGGTTTTTTATTTGAAAAAATGAGAAGAGAAAGGAGGTGATTAAGTGAATACGCAAATTATTATCACCCCGGCGGGGGTGCTATGGGTGGCCGGTGCCATCGTGTCCATTTCCGCTGCTGCCGGCGTGCTAATCCGGATTTATAAACATTTTCGGAAACCCGGGGAAACCCAGGACCACCGCATTGCGGAACTGGAGCGGAAAGCCGTAAATGATTATAACAGGCTGAACGACCTGGACACCGGAATGCAGCGGCTGGAAGAGGGTAACAAGATTACCCAACGGGCGCTCTTGGCGCTGCTGGCTCATGGCATTGATGGCAACGACGTCGAGGCCATGAAAAAAGCAAAAACAGATTTAACGAACCATCTTATAGAACAATAAGACAGAACACACCGCAGAAGGGCACAGAATGCCCGCTGACGGTGTTTTTAAATTGAGGAGGTATAAAACTATGGACATTAACTTTATTTCAGATTTTTTCGTTCCGTGCATCGTAGCACTTTCCCTTTGCGTTGGCTATGTGATGCGGAATTTCCTGCCAACAGATAACAAATGGATCCCGCTGGCGCTGCTGATTATCGGCGCAGTTTCCGGCGTGGTCGTTTCCGGATTTAACTATTCCGGAATTGTTTCCGGTTCCGTTTCCGGTTTGGCCGCCGTTGGACTGAATCAGGCATTCAAGCAGGCGCTGGGCCTTAACGTGCGCCCGGACATTGAGCTGACGGACGACGAGGTGCAGGAACACGAACTGAACGAAGAGGAAGACGAAGAAGAAGACAGCGACGACCAGCAGGCCGAAGAGTAGGAGGCGAAAAATGAAAACTATTGCAGTACAGTGTGGCCACGGTGTGAGCCTGGACGGTTCGTGGGACAGTGGATGCGCCTACAAGTCCGGCGGGAAGCAGTACACGGAGGCGGCGTTAATGCTGCCGATCACAAAAGCAGCCGTGAAATATCTGAGGGCGTCCGGCGTCAAGGTAATCACCGACGCCGATCACGGCAACAATAAAAACATGATTGAAGACGTACGGTGGGCCAACAGAGTGGGCGCCGCCCTCTATGTTTCCGTCCATTGCGACTATTCCGGCGCCCCGAAGGGCGTCATGCCGCTTTATGTTTCCGGAAGCGGGAAGAAGCTGGCCAAAACGTTAAACAGCGCCGTAAAAAAAGGCGTTGGAATGAGGTCGAGAGGGGTGCAGCGTCGCACGGACTTGTGGGAACTGAACGGAACGGACATGCCGGCGTGCATTTTGGAAACCGGCAGCATCAAGGCTGATTTGGCTACATTGAGGGACCACCCGGACAAGTACGGCAAGGCGATCGCAAAAGGCATTTGTAAATATATGGGCGTCAAGTTTTCCGATGGAACCAAAAAGCCGGCAGCATCCGGCGCGGAAATCTACCGCGTGCGAAAGGCGTGGAACAAGCCAGAAACGCAAAAGGGAGCGTTCAAAAATTTGGCTAGCGCGAAAAAATGCGCCGATAAAAACGGCTATTCCGTTTTTAACGAAAAGGGAAAGGCGGTTTACCATGGCAAAAAGTAAAAAAATTGATAGATATTACAAGACAATCAAGGCGGATCCGGTGAGGGTGAAGCCTTCCTATAAGTCCAAAAAAATTAAAACGCTGGAGCCCGGGAAGGTAATCCATGCAACCAAGATTAATGGACATTACGTTTATATCCCCGCGCTGAAAGGCTGGACCATCTGGAAGGACAGCAAGGGGCAGAAATATGTCCGGCTGCTGAAAGTTGCACCCAGCACCAAGGCGGATAAGCTGCTGGCGGCACTGAAAACCAATGCCGCCAAAATGATTAAGGCGCACGTTCGTTATTCAGCGAACCACGCCTGCAAGAGCCTATCCAGCGCCTTGAAGAAAAAACGGACGAATTGCGCTACATACGTTTCTTTTTCGCTGCAATCTATCGGCGTGCTTCCTAAAGGGAAATACATTTGGCTTGATACAAAGATTCACGGGTCCGGCAGCTCCCGCATCCGGAAGAAGGCGAAAATCGCACACCCCCGGAAGTCTTGGAGGTATGCAAAACTTAAGAAGGGCGATATTTGCGGTTTTGCCAATAAGCCCCACACAATGGTTTACGCTGGCAAAAGTAAACAAGGGCATCCGCTTTGGTACTCAGCAGGCGGTTCCGATGTGAAGGAAAAGAACTACGGACCGAAAAGAAAGAAAAGCTATGAGAAGCGAAAAATCTATGTAAGGATTCGGCTAAAATAATGACTAACGAAGTAATCTGGACAAAATTAGTATTAGAACGATTCATTCAGCTGGCGAACCTAACCGAAGAGGAGGAGATTGTTATCCGGACCCGGGCGGCTGGATGGTCCCGGGTAAAGCAGGCGATGGAGTTAAATATTTCAATTTCTGGAATCGATCGCATTATTTCCAGACTAAGAAAAAAATATGATGAAGTGCAGAGGCTAGACCCAATACTACCACCAAGGAAGCGGAGCGTATACGGCAGGAATCCGGAAGAAACAAGAGAATAAAGCAAGAAGAAAACGGCAGTAATCCGAAAGGGTGACTGCCGTTTATTTTTTTACAATGATTTTGAGAAAAATAGACAGGAGGTGGAGCCGTGTATTATAGCCCATTCAATCAATTTCAAAATTATTCTATAAGGCAAGAATCAATAACACGAGTAACCGGAGAAGAAGGGGCGAAAGCCTACCAAATGGCGCCAAACAGTTCCGCTGCCCTATTCGATGGGAACGAAGATATTTTTTATTTGAAGACGACGGATGGAGCCGGGTTCCCAACAATTCGAAAATTCAAATTCGAAGAAATACAGGCGAAAACACCGGAACCTGCAGAGGAATCCGACTACATAACCCGGGAAGAGTTCGAACAGTTCAGAGAGGAGATACGGAATTATGGGGAGCAGTATATTCAGAAATCAGCCGAAACAGAACAGCACAGGACTGAATCCGGCAATCATAGAACAAGCAAGGCAGGCAATGAGAGGCGGGCCACAGATGGGGCAAGTGATGAACATGCTAAGCAGTAACGGAGCAAGCCCGGAACAGATGGTTCGGAGAATATGCAGAGAACGAGGAATCGACGTTGACGAATTCCTGAGCAATTTAAAAAATATTGCAAATTTTTAAATTATAATCATCGGTTAAACTTGCAAGTTAAACATATTTAAAAATTTTTTTGAAAGGAGAAAAGAAAAAATGGGAGAAATGACACTCGCAGACATTGCGGCAGTGACCGACCGAGACAATAACGCTTTTGGTGGCAATAATGGCGGAATGTGGATTTTCGCTTTGCTGATTTTGTTAATGATGGGCGGAGGCTACTGGAACAAAGGAAACCAGAACGGCGGAGGCGAACCGGTAACGGAATCCGGACTTTGTAACGCCATGAACTTCAACGGCCTAGAGAACAGCGTGGGAAGACTGAACGACAGCCTTCAGGCGGATTATATGGGATTGCAGAACGGATTAAGTAATCTCGGTTATGAGAACCTAAGGAACTTCAACGAGACACAGAACCGAATTTCCGACTGCTGCTGCACGACCCAAAGAGCAATTGACGGCGTTAACTATAACGGAGCAATTAACACCGCGGCAATTAACGCCAACACCACGGAGCAGACGCAGAAAGTTCTGGATGCAATCGCCCAGAATAAAATTGAAGCACTGCAGGCACAGGTTAACCAGTTACAGCTTCAGGCGGCTATGTGTGGGGTAGTGAGATACCCTAACGCAACAACCTACTGCAGTGGATCCAATCCGTTCGGTGGATGCGGATGCGGCGCCGCAATTTAAACCATTTTGACAGCGTTGGCAAAATGATGCAGGCAGAGGAGCCAAGGAGGAGAAAATGAGTTGTAAAAGTGCATTGTATGCAATCAATAATAGTGTTGTATCGTTGCCAGATGGCGGAACATATGCACCGGCTACAATTGTGCGAAGATACGGGCAGAACTATCAACTGCAGGGCAACGGAATCACCCTGACGGGGCCCGGATACTATGACATAGCAGCCGGAGCAACGCTGAGCGGTAGCGCAGCCGGAACAATCACGTTGACAGCCTATCAGGACGGCGTGGCAATTCCCGGAATGACGGCATCTCAAACCGTAAAGGCGGCGGGGGATATTGTAACCCTGGGAGTATCTGGAATCATTCGGACCTATTGCACAAAACCAGTATCTACACTAACCATTGTTGTTAGTGGAATGGCAGCAACGGGAACAAATCTAGCAATCGATATAACCAAACAATAACAACAGGAAGCCGGGGCAAGTTCCCCGGCTTTTCATTACAAGAAATTAAAATCATCAACACAGACGACGACCGACAGCGGGCGGGCGGTTTCGATGTTTTCGAGATGCCCCAAAATTTCAACGGCCGAAGAAAGCGCGGGGGGATCCACGCCGGAAAAATGGCAAGGAAAGAACCCGGATGGGCATTGGAGCGTGTAGAAACTTGAATTTTGACGAATTAGAAACCCGCATAGATGGACAAAATTAATCATATAGGACTCCTTTCTGCACGTTTAAATTGTTTTACAATTTTAAAGATTTTTCGAAGCATAAACAACTTAAAAAAGTTCTCAAAATTCAATAAAAAGAATGAAACTTTTTTCGCACTTATTTCTGATAAAATTAAAGAGTGAATATTGAAAGGGGGTATATTATGAGGCTAGCAACAACGGCGGAAGCACTAAAGCAGGCAAGGAAAGCCGGGGGAAAATCACAGATGGACATGGCGGCAGAAATGGACATCACACGGAGAACGGTGCAACACTGGGAGAATGGAGAATCTGAACCGACGGTGTCGCAGCTGATGGCGTGGATACGGACGGCAGGGGAAAACCCGGTGCCGTACCTTATCGCGTTGGCATATCCTGACAGCGATATAATAGACGGATTAGACGATGAAGGAATCGCGAAGGGGTACGAGACCATATCCCGGAACCTATCCGCCCGGGATAAAAAGTCACTGTATTATATTTTTGGCGGAGACCATGGAAGCGATCCGCATTGTGTAATACAATTAATATTAACTTAACGGAAATGGAAAGAACAAAAATAAAAAAATCCTTGAAAGCGTTTGTTTTCAAGGACTTTTCATTTTTTGCGAAACCTAGTGAAAAGAAAAAAACCTATATAATTTTTGCAAAATTTAGCTTGTAAGATACAAACA